CCTGACCCATACGCAGACCCAACCGTGATAGTAGGTAAGGAACTGTAACCAGAACCACCAAAGGTTATACGAGCGCCACCAATTTCTCCATAAGTAGAAAATGTGCCTTCTTCAAAAACTATACGATCACCTTCTATATCATCTAGTTTTAGTAATCTTGGAGTTGCAAGCTCTCCTGATACTCGAAAACCAGCATCAGTTGCAGAACTATCTGTGCCATCTAAAGTTACGAAATCTCCAGCCTCAGTGCATAAATCTATATCTGGAAAACTTCTTACAGTAGTTGGTTCCATAACAACATAGTCTGCTGAACCATCAGAAATGTCAGAACTTTCTGATAGAAATGCTCCACCAAGATAAGAAACTAAAGCAACTGCTGTAACCGAAGCTTCATTGCCTGTAAATATTAATGGATCACCTATTCTATAGTTTGCTCCTGATGAAAAAACTATGACATCATCAAGATTACCTACAGATACTGTATTTACTACGGCAGTTGCTAAACCATTACCGACAGTATTATCAAGAGTTACAATATCTCCTTCATTATAAAGAATTCCACCACTTTCAATAACAGCACCTGTTACAATTTTTTGTATAGTAAATCTTTGTTCTACATCAGTGGTGACACCAATTGCAAAGACGGTTTCTCCATCAATAAACGTGCCATTTAATGTTATTAAATCTATTTCAAATTCACTAATAGAAAAAGCACCCTGAGAAAATCCTGTTGCGTTAACAACAAAAACTGTTGCTCCAGATGTGCGGCCTGTTAATGTTAGTCCTATAACTTCTGTACCAGAACTACCTGTTCCATTTGCACAACGTATAATAGATTTTTTATTCCATTTGCCGTCAGATGTTCTCAACATATATTTTGTAGGATAAAATACGTCAGCATCTTCTGCAAACATCATACGTAAAAATAATTTATGACCCTCTGAAGTACCTTTGGCTGCATAAAGGTCTTTAATATTTTTTATTAAATCTCTTTTTGATAATCCATCTGCTAAAGTTAGTGGTATGGTATCCATAAACTGTCTTTGCATTTCATCTAATACAAGAGCAGTTGTATTATCTGTATTTGCATAATCCATCATTTGTTGGATATTTTGTATAGGATTACCACGATAGGATTTTATAGTAGAAGTCGCACCAGAGGTTGTGCCTGTTATTGTTTCGCCAAGTTCAAATCTTTGGTTGGATGATATAAAAAGTCTAGGAATTACATTTCCTAGATCATCTATCAGAACAGTAGCAGTTGCTTTTGATATGCTACCTGTAATAGTTTCGCCTTCTATAAATTTTCCAGTAGTGCCAACACCTTCTTCAGCAACAACCTTTTCATCATTTTCATCTAGAATATAATTTACACTTATTGTTTCTTGAATAATATTATTGATAATACCATCGCACTGGAGCTCTGCAGCTTCAAGAAATTCATAATACTGTTTGAGGAATTCTACAAATTGGGGATGATCGCTACGAATATAGTCAGGCATTTGCCCTTCTATAAGCGGAGAAATTTTTGTAACTAATCCTGAATCAAAAGGGGTCATCTTTAATAACTCGTATTACTAGCATAACTTGTTGAAGTTGTGTATGTAGTGCTTGCGCCTGCATCTCCTACTGCAATAGAATCAGGATCACCAGAAACTTTTATATTGACTACATCTAATTCTAAAATTTGATTACGTACAGGAACAATATCTTTAGAACTTGGAATAGCAGTTAACCTAATTTTTCCAGATGTTAATCCATCAACATCTGAAATAGAAGAAATAGTTATACCATTAATACTGATTTGGCCTGTAGTATAATTTACTGTTCCTGCTGCATTATTGTCATACGTTTTTACTATACCCACTAAATGAAATCGTCTAAGATTACCAGAACCATCTTCATCAAAGAAACTCTCTGTAGTTTCTGATCCAACTTTAAAACCAGAAGAACTAATAATACCGCCCGCACTTTTTGCGTGGCCAGGATGAGGATTGTAAAGTGCATTATTAAAATATAGATTATATTTCGTTACTTGATCAGCGCTAGCAGGTGTAAAGAATTTTGCTAAAGTAACATTAGTAATATTACTTAAAATAGAATCGTTTGTATCATCAATCAATCTACCAACAGCAGAATGACGGAAAACAATATTAAAACTTTTCAAATTAGAATTATTATAATTTCTTAATGTTGTGCTTACATCTGAAATTAAATCTTCTTTTGTTTTTGTGGTTTTACTAGAATCATATTTAAAATTTGTATTCAGAATAATATACGTAATTTCTGGATCAATGATAACTGGAGTGATAGAAGCAACATTGTATTTTTTTAAATCTGATACTAATAATGATTTCTGAGCATCTGTCAAATTATTTCCTGTAGTAGATTTGATAGAAATATAAACTCGACCATAAGATGCTGTGCCAGTCACCCCAAGACTAGGATCATAAGAACCAACGTCACCACCAAATACCATAACTGCTTGTGTCTGTGGAAATAGTTTTTTTGCATATACTTTATAATCTTCAGCAGTTACGCATCTTCCTTGAGAAGCATAATCTAATGGAGCATTTATTTTAATAGATGTTAAGGACTCCGGGCCCGAACCTCCGATTGCTTTATTAACAGTAGTAACTGTAATATCAGTTACAGTATCTACTGCACCAGAAGAAGCAAACACAGATGCTCCGTTTGCCGCTGATCTATTTGTTACAACATATTTAAGTAAAACAATGTTACCATTAGTAAGTGATTTACTTACAACACCATCTCCAAAGTATACTTCAAATTTTCCTGCTTCAACCTCTTGTAAAAAGTAAACATTACTTTTAGAAGAAAGTGCAGAAATGTCTACTGCTTTAGTAAAAGAAGTTGTCGAAGTGTCTGATGCTGAATTTTGTACTTCTACAGTAAGAGTGCTTGTATCTGAAGCTGCTTCTGGCATAACAAACCTCTGTTGAACATCATTAGAATCTACAGTATACCGTGAGGTAATATAAGACCCTTCATATATTTTGATATTATTAAACGGTATATTTGCACCAGTATTCTGTCTTGTTAACTCTTCTACCGTAACAAATTGATAATCAATATTATCAATTGTTGTTGTAAACACTGTTCCTGCTGGCATTGTAGCAGAAGACTTTGCAGAATTTAAAACTACATTAACATCTGCATAACTAGCCTTACTAGAAGTAACTTCATAACCTAGTGTCTTCGCATGGGAAACAATACTAGAACGTAGAGTTGAAGTGTCTAGGAACATCTCATTTGCTAACATGTTCATGTTATATCCAAGATAATGTGTATTGTAAGCTAGGACATCCAATAAGGCACTTATTCCAGAACCTTCAAAATCGTAATCTTTAAATTGTGATTGGGATTTAAGGAATGTTTTAAGATTTGTTTTTACATCATCAAAATCAAATTCCGAAACATCTAACCTTCTTGATTCATTTGCCATTATCGTATTCTCTCTAATGCTAGTGTTAAGTCTATAAGTTCAGTAGGTGCATTAACTATGTAAAATTCTACTGAACACGTGTAACTATTTTTGTCTAGATCAGGATAAACATTAACACCAACAAGTCGTGCTCTTGGCTCAAAATTTTCTATAACATCTTCAACCTGTCGAGCAAGAATGACTGCTGTTGTTGGAGTCATCAATTCAAATAACATTCCTGTCACACCAGAATAAATTTCTGGATGAAATGGTTTTTCGTATTGGTTTGTTAATATAAGATTGCGTATTGATCTTTTTATTGCTTGGACATCATATATTGTATTAACATCGCCATCGGTATTATTCTTTCCAAAGAAAAGGTCTAGGTCAGAATATAATTGAGCTCCCCTACTAGAAGTTTTATTCTGTCCTTGAGCATCTGTAAACGCATCTGTATTTCTTGAACTTTCGTTGGTCAACGACTAACTCCTTTTACGTATTATTTATACAAATATTAATGTGTTTGCTTCATAGAATATGGAGTATATTTCCCCCACACATCTTTTGCTTCCCTTTTAATAAAAGGTTTATTAGTTTCGCTCTTTATCGGATTTGTGATAGTAAGGTAAACCTTTTTACCTTTCTTCCATGCAGAAACTTTATTTTTAAGTTCTTCTAATGGACTCCATAGATTTTTCTTTCCCATAATATTTCCCCTATGCTTCTAATATTTCTATTGCTCTTTCGTTTACTCTACGTTCACTAAGTCTTTTTTCTAATCTTTTAGCTTTTGCTTCAAATGCAGCTGCGGCAGGTTTTAACTTTGCTTCTAACGCAGCAAGATCGGTTGCCAATTTATCTCTTGCCTTCTTATCTCCAAATATCCCTTTTACTAAATCTTCTGATACACTTTCTGAAAAAGAATGTGCAAGTTCTTTCAGTGCTTTAAACTCTGGTAATAGTGAAGCCTTTGCTTTTTCTACTGCAACTACTGCTCCTGGCGGCAATTCAAAGTTTGGTATTTTAGAAGACAACGCTGATGTAATTGATACAGAAGAACTTCCGCTTTTAAGTGCAGAAGTTGCGGCAGAAATTGTTGAGGCTGAATCAGTTATGATACTATCTAAATCATATCCTCCTGACTTAATCGCTGGCCCAAATGCTGTGGTTATTGATGCTAACTTATTTGCATACTGATCAGTTCCTAGAGATAAACCATTAAGAGCCTGCAACTCTGCTTGTAGATTTAACGCAGCTGCAATTGGTAACTCTGCCATTAATCCTTTTGTTTTTTCTTTTAAATCTAATAAGTCTGATTCAATTTTTGCAACTAAATCGGCTGCAGTTGTAGCCAGATTAGTTTCCGTTAAAATTTTATCCTCTATTTCTGCAACCTTCCGAGCTATTGCATTATATAATTCACTAGCGCCTGGCAAGCTTGGTGTTTTAAAATCCATTCTAATCTCCTACAAAAACATCAGCAGAACCAGCTGCAGTTGGGGTGGGATTATGACCTGCTGAGTCAGCTAATCCGGCATCGGGTGTATGATTTACAACAGCGATTCCTTTTATGAATACGTTTTTAGACCCAGCAACTAATGCTCCTGCTCCATGAGTGTTTAAATTACCATGTACCGCAATTAGTTTTTCATTTGCAAATACATTAGTGTTTACGCTTACTACAGTGGTTGCACCACATGATCTTGCATCTCCATGTCTATGTACTTTAGCCATTATGGGTTAATATCCACTTTAGTAGTACCAACGATTGTATATATCGTTCCAGCAGTACTGTCTATTGTTGTTGCAGCAGTTTGCACTATAGATGCAGCATTAGATGCCATCGTAATACCACTTACTGCTTGCAAGTTCATAGTTGTTCCTGCCTTTGCGGTATACGTGCCAGAGACAGCAGTTTCCGATATGTGAATCCTTGCTTCTCTTGTAATAGAACCAGTTGTACTCTTTTGAGATATGTTGTCCGTAACACTATGTCTAAAATACCCTTCAATAGTTCTCTGCTCGTTTCCTAGAATAGTAACGTCTTGATCTTTACCAACTCTTCCTTTTACATTATCATTTATGTTGTATGAATAGTTGCCTCTAATCTCAGATTCTAAGTTTCCGCCAGATTCACCAGCTCCAATTTTAACTCTCTCGTTCTTATGTATCTTACGAGTATAGTCACCCTCTACCTCTAAGATATAGTTACCCTTTATCAATTCTTTCTTAGTTCCCTCAATCGTAAGGTTAACATTCCCTTTTATAAGAACATTAGAGGAACCAGCAATAATTTCGTAATTCGATCCGACAACCTTTACAACCTTATCACCTAAAGGATGGATTTCCTCAAATGTTCCCGAAGAGTGTTCTCTAAGAAGTCTTTCTCCGCCAGGCGTATCATCAATCTCTGTAATATGTCCTGCTTCAGATTCGAAAACATGATTCAGTGGGTATTTTGCTGACATATAAGGGTCTGCATCTTTCGTAAGACCTTTAGGGTGCGGTTCATCCCAAGGAACTACAGGATCAGGGCGACCTGTACCTAGAACAGACGCATCTTCTACGGAAGGTATGTGTGGTCT